ATGCAAATAAATTTCCCAAGTCCAGCACAAGCGGCTATTACATTAGCCGGTCAAGGCGTTGTTGCGGGTGCATTTTCCTACGGAAAATTTACGCCACTTCTTGTAACAAAAGAAGACATAGAACTTAAAGGTTCTGATTATATGGGCGTGCCAACACTAACAAGTTTGGCATTTCAATACAACAATATAAGAATACAATTTGAGGAGTGCATTATAACGGTTAATCAAGAAAAAAACATCGTAACCACGCCAATGCAAGGTCGTGACGGAACGGTCAAAGAATACATAAGCGATGGCGATTACACTATTTCGGTAGATGCGGCAGTTTGCAGTTACATCATTAATAAAAACGATGCAACCAATTATCAAACAAGTCAAGCCTATCCAATTTCGGAACTAGAGGATGTAATAGCAATGTTTAAAATTAAAGATGCACTCGAAGTCCAAAGCGATTTTATGATGCTATTTGGTATTAAAAACATCGTCATCAAAAGTTACGGAATGGTGCAAGAAACCCACAGCAATCGTCAGGCGTTCACTTTGCAAATGTTAAGCGATACGCCTTACGAAATAAAAATAAAACAAGATGCTTCGATTAACAAGTGAGATAATTATTGAGGGTTCGCAAACGTGGAAGTTTGACGCACTTAACAGTTGTACCATTGTCGAAGATACAGCAACGCTAACTGATACCTGCGAATTGTTATTGCCGAAACGGGTAGATTGGCAAGGTGCAAAACATTTTGAACTGCCAATAAAAAGAGGCGATAAAATAACGGTTAAATTGGGTTACAACGATAATAATAAAATTCGATTTACTGGATTTATTAGAACCGTGGATGCTAAAAAGCCAATTAAAATAATGTGTGAAGACGGGATGTTTTTACTCAAAACTGTGGAAACAAAAAAGAAAGGGTACAAAAACACGACTCTAAAACAGGTTATAACAGATTTGTTACAAGGTACAGGAATTCAAATTCAAATGATTGATGACGATATTCCCCTTCGTCAATATCGAATTTTAAAAGAAACCGTTGCTCAAGAACTTAACGAAATGAAAACGACTTACGGTTTGAGGGCCTATTTTAGAATTATTGACGGCGTTTCAAAATTGTATGTAGGTATTGGTTACCCATTTGATAATAGAGGGCACGAAAGTTTTATTTATGGCAAAAATTTAATTAGCGAAGATTTTGTTTATCGAATTGCAGAAGATGTAAAAATTAAAGTCAAAGCCGTTTCAATTGATAATAAAAACAAAAGGTTTGAACTTGAGGTTGGAGATAAAGACGGGGAAGTTTACCCGGTATTTCACGACAATTTGAACCCCGCAGAATTACGATTGTTTGCGGAAGCAGAATTGAAAAGATTTAAAACAACAGGATTTAAAGGCAGTTTTGAAACTTTCGGAGAGCCATTTGTAAACAAATGCGACATTGCTCATATCGAAGCTTCAGATAATAATAAAGGAGATTTTTTGATTAAAAAAAATGAAATTACTTTTGGAATGAATGGTTACAGGCAAAAAATTGAAATTGGTCAACCTTTAAAATTGCAATAAATGATAGACGAGAATGTAGCCAGTACAATAAAAAAACTTTCAGAAACCAGCGACGAAGTTTACGCTAAAGTTTGCGAAGTTTTAGAAATTAATGAAGTTGAAAAAACAGTCGATGTAAAACCGATTGATGGTACAGCAGAAATATTTGATGTTCGTCTGCAGGCGGAAAGTGAAACTGGGGGGCTGGTATTATTTCCTAAAAAAGGGAGTAATGTTTTAGTTGTTTTTATCAATAAAAATAGTGCCGCTGTTGTTAATACAAGCGAGATAGAAAAAATAGATTTAGTAATTGAGGGCGTGGAACTGAAAATTGACAAAGAAGGGTTTTTATTGAAAAAAGAAAACGAAACATTAAAAAGATTGATGTCCGATTTATTAAAAGCTATTAAACAAATGAAGTTTACTGTGGCAACAACAGGAACTGCGGCAGCTCAAACGGGAAGTACATTAGTGATGACCAATTTGGCACAATTCATAGATGTTGAAACGAGGTTTAATCAGTTTTTAAAATAGGTTTAAACAATGACGGATATAATTTTAGACAACAACCAAGATTTAAAAATTCACAATGGCGATTTTGTTATTGGCCACAGTACAGAGCAAAATGTCGAATTGATTTTTATAAGTACGCCAGGAGAGTGGAAAGAACATATTGAAACTGGCGTATCAATTGAGAGAGCAGCAAACGGTAACCTCGATAGATTTTTAGACAGAACCATTCGTGTACAAATGGAGGCGGATGGTTACAAAATTTCAAAATTAGCAATAACGGAAACAGGAGTTTCAATAGATGGAATTTATGAATGATTATAAAGTATATGAAAATCAAACCTTGCAAGATGTATCGGCACACGTTTACGGTCGTGTTGATATGGCAATTGATTTGGCGTTGCTTAATAATATTTCAATTAGTGCCAATTTACAGGCAGGACAAATTATAAAAATGATTGACGCACCAATAAATATTTTGGTAACAAAAGCATTAGAAAGCAGAAAAATAATACCTGCAACAAACATTACAGCAATAAAAAAAGAAAAAATAATATACGGTTTCCCTTATGGCTTCCCGATAGCATTATAAGAAAATGACAAGAACTATTAACGAAATACAGCAATCTATACTCGATGCCAAACAAACGGCAACCAACTTGAGTGCGCTCGAGGTTCTAACGACCTCGGAGCAAACTTTGAATAGTGCCAATAGTACGAGCAAGGTATCTATTTGGCGTTTGTGGGTTTGGATTTTTGCTTATGCTTTGCAAGTCCACGAGCGAATTGTTGAGCGCAACGCTCAAAATTCACGTCCGCACACCATACGTTGGTATCGTGAGCAATGTTTAAACTTTTTAGACGGATTGGCTTTGACTTGGTTAAACGGACAGTTTCAATATGATTTAACCAATGTAACCGATGCCGATGTACGCAAAATTATTGACCGATGTGCGGTTCTGGAATCTAACAATGGCGAACTAGTTATAAAAATAGCCACAGATAATGCAGGAGTGATTGAACCAGTAACCCCAGCGCAACTGGTTCGATTCAAAGCCTATTGTCAACAAATTAAAGATGCTGGTAATAGAATAAGAGTAATAAATCAGTCGGCTGATTTGCTTAAAATTGGGTTAACGGTTTATGTTGATCCTTTAATTATTGATTTGCAAACTGGCAAATTGTTAAGCGCACCAGGAAACATATTTCCAGTTAAAAATGCGATAACAAATTATTTAGCATCATTGGAGTTTAACGGCTCGTTTGTCAAAACATTTTTTCAAGATGCATTGCAAAAAGCCGAAGGTGTGAACCTGCCGATTATAGACGATTTACAAAGTCAATATGCAGGATTTAACTTTGTACTAATTGCAGAATGGAGGATTCCAGAAGCGGGTTACTTTGCTGTAAACGATGTCGATTTAACCATAATTTACAAAGCGTATGATTTGGCAGGTAGTTAATTTCGATAGACTTATTGAGTTGTTAATGCCTACTTTTTTAAGACGGCCAACGATGTTTGCTTATTTAAAATCGATAGTAAAACCGCTCGATGTTTTGTACAATCAAATTATGTACAAAATGCAACACACGTGCCAAGTCATTTATTTAGAAAAAATGTTGAATGAGTATTTTTCGGTTGCGGGTTACGATAGCCAGAACCACGAAAGCACAAAGGTTATTTTTATAGACGATGCACCAAAACCGCCAACGAAGTACATTTATTTGAACCAAGAAATACCACCAAAAGATTACTTGTATTTGCGGACACAATATTTAACTGGAAATACGGATCATATCGATTTTATCATTCACATTCCGTCAAGTTTTGTGTTTGTGGAAGATAAATTGAAAGCGATTATTGATTATTACAAACTGGCAGGTAAGAAATATAAAATTGAAATATTCTAATTATGGACTTAAAAATAGGACAAAAGATTTGGTTGATGTTACAAAACAAACCAGTCGAAATAGTGGTGTCAAAAATAGTTATAACCGAAGAATTAGTAATTGAAAACGAAAACCCCTATCAAAAAATAGAGGTGTACGCATCAAATAATTCTAAATATTTACACGAGTTTACAATTAATAGTAATGAAGTGTATGCTTCAAAATTGGAGTTAATGACTGCAGTTTTTGGATTAAAAAAAGTAAAGTAAAATGAAAAAAGTAAATTTCACACAGGCGGGTGGTTTTCCTTTAGAAGAAAAAACATTAGACAATATGCAAACTGCTTATTTCGATATTTTGAAAACTATCATCGGACATTTTGGATTGGCATACGTTGGTAATTTTATTATTTATGGTTGCGAAGTTGTTGCAAATACTATTCAACCCGGAATGATGTATATCGATGGTGATTTATGTTTTTTTGCAGGTTCAAATGGCAATCTAACAACCAAAATAAAAAAGATTGAAACTATTGAAGATGCACCTTTCGAGAGTGGAAACAACCTACCGACTTATTTTGACTATTCGGCATTGGTAAATTCGGGTGGTGTCGTTTTGAGTGATTTTGTACGATTACCAAAAGTTAACGAACTGGTTAATCAATTGATAAACTGGGCTGATATTCAAAACGTACCAGCTGCTATTGTTATAGATGCGGATTACGCCACGACTTTACAAACTATTCAAAATGATTTAAAAGAACTAAAAAAGCAAAATGCTGTTTTTCAAAGCGGTGGTGGTATGTTGTTTTGGAACAAACCCGCAAATCAAATCCCTGTAGGTTGGCACGAGGTTGTCGACTGGCGTGGCAGAATGCCAGTGGGTATGGACATCACCGTTGATGGAACTGGTGCGTTTGTAAACCCTGAATTTTCGCCTTTGACTACTGGCGAAGGTAATCCGGGTAGAACTGGCGGAAGTAAAAGTAAAACCCTTGTACTTACTGAAATTCCACCGCACTCGCACGAAGTGGCAGTATTTGCCAACGGTAGTGCATCAGGAAACGCAGACGGACATCCTGATAATTATATAGACTGGAATCGCAAAATAAATTCCTTTAATGCAGGTGGTTTGCCCGATGGTACAACAAAAGCATTTTCATTATTAAACCCATTTCGCACCGTAGTATTCATTGAATATACAGGCGTTTAAAACTAAAATTATGGATACAATTTTCGACATAGAGCAAAAGCAAAACAGTCAAGAAATGTTGGACTATGCCAATGGCAAACCAACAAAGTTTTTTTTGTTTGCCGATGAGTTTAACGACACGGCACGAAAAGCACTCGAAGCGGCAGTTCACGATGTGAAGCTAGATTTTTCTTGGAGCAACAAAACCGAACATCGAATTAGTACACCTGATGGAGTTGATTCTTTGCAACTGTTAGTAATGGACTTTCGTGCCGAATGGATGCTCGAAAACACTGACCAAGTTTGGTTAGTTATCGATCGATATAAACCTAAAAAAACAGAAAGAGTCAACAGTAAATGTAAAGAATCGGGATTTAAACACGATTACCCTAGAAACAACGAGAAGCGTCAACGACCATCTGAAATATGGATTACCTCAAAACAAACGGTTTTAAATATTTTTCAACAGTATTATTTTACGCCATTCAATAACGTATTATTTGGCAAAATGTCACAGGAAGAATGCTACAAAAAGGCAAAAAATGGTTATGGCATTCGAGCGAGTGGTTACGGAAGTAAAAACAGAAAACAAAATAATAAAGCGTGGGTTTACTTGCAGTTTAGCATTAAAGTTAGAAAAGGTAATAATATTTTCTATTCCAACCCAAAGGCAACTATTCAAATGATTTGCCATAGAGATTACAATAAAAAAATTCATATATCATACAGATTACAATAAAAATATTGGGATGCACGAATATTACCTGCAAGGAAATAATAAATGATACCCGGAATTTGGAAAGAAATTACAGATTATAGGGATTCAATAGAGGCTATCCGCCAGCCATGGAGCCATTCGGTTCTGTGGCTAAAATTTAATACCCGGAGGACGGTATAAAAAAAGTCCTCCAACATTTAAAAACTTCCTAGGGTATTTTAAATAAGCAATAAAGCCACAGCGTTGGAGGACAAAAGTCTTCTATGCTGTGGCTTTGCTATTTTATATAATTACCCTAGGAGGTTTTGCAAATATACAATATCAATCATCAATCAAAAAATGAAAATGTTAAAAAAGAAAATTTTTACAACGGCACCCTTGCCGTTTATGGGTCAGAAACGAAAGTTTCTAAAACAATTTAAACCAGCACTATTGCAATACTCTGAAAATGCAACTTATGTGGACTTGTTTGGAGGCAGCGGATTACTTTCTCACACCGTCAAATCTATTTATCCAAACGCAACAGTTGTGTACAATGACTTTGATAATTATAGGGAACGAATCGATAATATTGATAAAACTAATATTTTGATTGCCGATTTGCGGTTAATATTAAAAGATGTAGAAGACAATAAACGAATAACTGGATTTTATCGGGATGCAGTTTTGGAACGTGTGGGCCTGGAGTGCAAAAATGGTTATGTTGACTTTATTACTTTGTCGAGTTCTATTTTGTTTTCAATGAAATATGTGCTTTCGTTTGAAGCGTTGCAAAAGGAAACTTTATATAATACGGCTCGGCAATCGCTTTATAATGCGGACAATTATTTGGACGGCATCGAAGTTGTAACTATTGATTACAAAGAATTGTTCGCAAAATATAAAGATTTACCTAATGTGGTTTTTCTTGTAGATCCTCCGTATTTATCGACCGATGTAAGTACCTACAAAAATTGTTGGAAACTCAAAGATTATTTAGATGTCTTGCAGGTTCTTGACGGTACTAACTATTTTTATTTTACTTCAAATAAGTCATCAATAATAGAATTATGCGAGTGGATAGAAACCAAAACACCAATGTCGAACCCATTTACTGGAGCATCGGTTGAGACAATGAATGCAACCGTTACTTTTCAAGCCAGTTATACGGATATAATGTTGTACAAAAATATTAATTCAAATAACACAGCAAATGAAAGCTAGAATAAGACAAAAACCGTTCGCTAACCGAGAGTTGAATTTAGAAACCATTAAAAAAGATTATGAAAAATTTAAGTTACGATTGGCAAAAACAGAATGATTACCCGAAAAGCAACAAGTTAAAAGTGTTTGGTACTTTCGTTTGTGGAGGCGGTTCGACAATGGGTTACAAATTGGCAGGATTTGAACATTTGGGCGGTGTAGAAATTGATAAGCGAATGGCTAAAATTTATGAAACCAACCACAACCCAAAACACTTTTATTTAGAAGATATTCGAGATTTTAATCAGCGAACGGATTTACCCAGTGAATTGTATGATTTGGATATTTTGGACGGTTCGCCTCCGTGCAGCACGTTTTCTATGAGTGGCAATCGAGAACTTGACTGGGGCAAAGAAAAAGTTTTTAAAGAAGGACAAAAGAAACAAACTCTTGACGATTTGGTTTTTGTTTATTGCGACACCATCGCTAAACTACGCCCGAAAGTAGCAATATTAGAAAATGTTTGTGGTATTGTGGCTGGTAGAGCAAAGGCATACACGATTGAAATTTGCAATAAACTTGATGCTATCGGTTACGATGTTCAGATATTCCAGTTAAATAGTGCCACAATGGGTGTGCCACAGGCACGAGAAAGGGTTTTCTTTATTGCAAGGCGTAAAGATATAGGTTTGCCACTTTTAACGCTTAAATTCAACAAAAAACCGATTTACTTTGGTTCGATTGTTGACAGGAATAGCGCAATTCATAAGCCGTTATGGGCATCAATTGCTAAACGGTGGGAATTTATAGAGAAAGGCGACCAATCATTGAAGTTTGCAGATGCTAAATTTAGAAATCTAACGACTTACAACGCTTTCTTTAGCACAAATATACTCTATGATGACGTGGTGGTTCCAACGCTTACAAGTAGTGGAGCAACGGTTTATTATAATGAAGCTCGAAATTTAAACGATACGGAATACACACGAATTAGTAGTTTTCCGTCAGACTTTGACTATTGTGGCTCAGATGTTCGTTATGTATGTGGCATGAGTGTACCTCCGTTAATGATTGCAAGAATAGCCAATGAAATACGGCAACAATGGTTCACGTCGAATACTATCTAA